AGCGCCATCGCGGTGCCCGCCTCCACGGTGGCCGGCCCCACCTGGTTGACGACGACGATCGGCCGGTCGGCCGCACCCTGGCCGCGGTTCAGCGCGCGCAGGCCGTCCTCGCCCAGCGCCGCCATGCCCTGCGCGGACACGACGCCCTCGCCGGTCCGCGCGGTGATGGTGACCTCGTCGGGCCCCGACCCGCCGCCGCCGATGAGGCCACCGACGTGGAACGACGGCGGCTGCTGTGCAGCGATGATGCCCGTTTGCACAGCGCCGGCGGCGGCCGTGAGTCCAGCAACGACGAACGATGCTGGCGGCGGCAGCTGCCCTAGCGCCTGCGTGACGCCGAGGGCTGTATTGATTCCCGCCTGGGCCACCGCGGTGGTCTTCTGGACGATGAACGCGGTCATCATCGCTCGCTTCTGCTGCTCGGTCATCTCCTGCTGGCCGGCGACGTTCGCCCCGCTCACCGTCAGAATCAGGTCGGAGATCGAGTGTCCGAAGTCGACAGCGGACTGCGCGACGGCCACCGCGGAGTCCATCGCCTCTTGTCGGCGCTGCGCGTCGCGGTCAGCCACTTCCGCCCGGAACGCTTCGATCTCTCGCTCCAGCGAGGCCTGCTCCAGCGTGGCCGCCTGCCGCGCCGCCTCGAACTCGCCGGAGACCGCGCCCAACTCGGCGATCTTCTCGATGCGCCGGTCGTAGGCCTCGACGATGGCGGCCTCGCCGTCGAGCTGGTCCATCTGCAGCTGGTCGATGATGCCCTGCAGCTCGGTGAACGCCGCGGCAGCCTCGCGCGCCTTGCGCATCTCCTCGTCGGCCACACCGGAGGCGGCGGACGTCCGGTCGTCCCCCGCCTGCGACAACCCGCCGATGTCCGCGGCCGCGCTGCCGGGCGCGCTGGTCGCCATCGCCGCGGCCTCGCGCGCTCGCTGCAGCTGATGGAAGTCCTCGGCCGCCGCCAGCGCCACCGCACCGGCAAGCTCCGTCTCGTGGCTCCAGTCGGTGATGTCCTGCAGGGCAACCCGGAACCGCATGCGCGCCTGGTCGTCGGTCGGGCTGGCGAGGAACGCGAACCACGCCTCGGAGAACTCGCCCAGGTCGCCGAGCGCTTCGCTGGCGAACGTCCCGACCGACCGCTGCATCACAAGCAGGCCGGTGGAGAACGACGTCACGAGCGAGCCCATCGTGTCGAAGCCGAACGCGTCGAGCAAGCTGTTGCCCGCCTGCTGTACGACGGTTCGCAGGCCGGCGAGGCTGGTCTCCCACTTCGCGGTGGCGGCCGCCGCCTCCGGGCCCACGTCGACGCCGAACTCGCGGCTGAGGCGGACGTACTCGGACAGCGGCGTCGAGCCCAGCACGGCCGCGAGCTGCGCGCCGCTGTCGCTCATCAGCTGCTGACCGTATGCCACCCGCTCGGCCTCGCCCGGGATCTGGCTGAGCTTGTCGATGACCTCGACGAACACGTCGTCCACGTCCCGGAACGCGCCGGTCGTCTCGTCGCGCACCCGCACGCCCAGGTCGCGGAACGTCTCCTCGGCGCGACCTCCGGACTCCTCGAGGTCGAACATCACCTCGCCGAAGTCGCGCACCGCATCGCCGACCTCGGAGAACTCAAGCCGGGTGCCCTGCGTGGCGAGCTGCAGGCCGGACAGCGTCTCGGCGGCCAGTCCAGTGGACCGGGACAGCTCGAAGATCTCCGACCGGGTCTGGTACGCGTCCGCCGCCAGCATGCCGAGGCCGACCGCGCCCGCGGCCACGCCGACCGCCGCCAGCCCCGCGGTGAGGGCGGCGGCACCACCGGCCGCGCCACTCGGCCCCATCGCCACGCCTGCGTCCCGGCCGAGGTCCGCGACCTGCGACAGCCCCGGGATCACGCTGTCGAGCCCGCCCCGCACCTTGTCGCGCCATGCGTCACCGACGCGCTGCGCCGCCTTCTCCTGCTCCCGCACCATGGACTTCGCGGCCTTCGCGCTCTCCCGCTGTCCACGGGTCCACTCGCGGGTGATCTGCCGGGCGGCCTTTTTCGTGATGCCCGGGATCTGGTCGATTTCCTTGCGGAGCTCATCGAGCTTCGCGCGGTACCTGATGTCGATCTCTTGGCTGTACCTGCTCATCCGGCACCGCCCGTCGACAGCTTCTCGACCAGGTCGTCGCCGAGCTCACGCGCAAGACTCGCAGCGCCTTCCTCCATCGGCCGCCGGACGTACGTCGTCCACGCGTGCTGCCCCCCGGACTTGATGAAGAACGCGTAGCCGCCGCTGTTGCGGTTCCGCACGAACGCGTCGGCGGTGTCGCCCGTGACCGCGATCCCGTGGTCGAGGTCGCTGCGGGACCGTCCCGTCTTGACCGGCCACGACATCCGCGCGGCGTTGTGCACGCCGTCGATGCGCCGCTCAATGACGGTCAGCGCACCACCCATGGCGCGGCGCACGCCCTCACGGACGTAGCCGGACAGGTCGTCGGACACGGTCACGCCGGCCGAGGGGCTGCCGAGGCGGATCTCAGCCACGCCGCCCCCTACGTCCGCGTCGAGCCGCCGCTCCTGCAAGCGCCGCGCGAGCCTCGCGGGGGTCCGTCGGCCGCTCCGACGGTGGCCGGTGCTTGACCTTGTACCAGGCGAGCAGCCGCACTTGATCCTCTCTGTCCAGTCGTGAGAAGCCGCCGAGGCCCAGGTGCAGCGCCGCCTCGATGTCGAGGATCGCGACGTCTACTCCCCCCCGGCTGCGGAGAAACCCTCGGCCGCCTCGACCTCCTCGGCCGACGGCAGCGTCGTGGCCTCGGACACCAGGCGCAGCGCATGCCGGCCGGCGGCAAGCACCTCAGCCGGGTCGTGGCCCTTGGCGAGCAGCTCGTCGAAGACCTGCTGACCAAACACCGCCACGTCGTGCCCGGCGGATGCGATCGTGGTGCGGGTGCGGAGCGCCACCGGCTTGCGGAGGCAGTACCCGAGCGCGGCCGCGTTCGCGCGCATCGGTGAGCGGCCCACCAGCGAGCCGATCTCCCAGAGGATCATCTGGCTCGGCCCGGGCTTGAGGGTCAGCGCCTGCCCGCTGATGGTGGGTGCCTCGACGTCGTTGCTCATGCTCAGGCCCCACACGTAGGCGGCGTGATCGCGATGTCGCCGGTGATCTCGCCGTACATGGTGAAGCTGAACGACAGCGAGTCGGGCGAGCCCTCGGAAAAGCCAGCGGTGATGTGGCAGTCGTGCAGCGTGAACGTGTGGTCGGCGTCGTCGCCCACGTCCGTGCCCTCGATGGTGAACGTGATGTCGTGGGTCATCACGTCGCCGGTCGACGCCGTGGTCGACACCGGGGCGGGGCTGGCGAACTCGCCGGTGCCGTTGATGAGGTCGAGCAGCGTGCCGGCGGTGTCGTTCGACAGCTCCGACACCATGGCGCTGAACGAGCCGGTCGGGAACACCCGCTCGCCCTGGCGCAGGCTGTGGAGCTTGCCGCGGCTCTGGTAAGCCTCGACGCCGCGCAGGTTCGGCACAAGGCCCTCGACCGAGAAGTCGCCCATGTCGAACTCGACATCGACGGTGAGCGGCGTGTCGCTCCCGTCGGCAACCGTGATGGTCCCGCAGTCGTACTGCGACTTGATGACGTCGGACACGTGGCCTCCCGGGCTTGCGCTCACGTACGCGCCGGGTTTCCGCCGGGGTCAGCCCGCGTACCTCTTCTTGCCGCGGGCCTCCGGAGGCTCGATCCAGACGTTCAGCGGATCGCTGCCGGCGCCGTCTCGGATGATCCAGATGCCGGGCCGCAGCGTGCCCGCCGCAGTCCGGGCAGCCGACGTGGCCCGGTCGCCGGCAAGGTCGTACGAGCCAGAACGGACCGGGTCGAGGCCAGGCCGCGAGCTGCCGTCCGGTGGGATGGCGCCGTCTGCCAGCGCCAGCAGCACCATGCCGGACGTGCGCTCGCCAGACCCGTCCGGGACGGCACGGCAGACGTGGTGCGAGTAGTCCAGCGTCGATGTCGTGCCTGACGCCGGCCCCGGCGCCTGGACAGCTAGGGCAAACTCGCCGCTGCTGACGCTGAGCAGGTACCGGCCCACGAGACCGGTGGTGGTCGGCCGGTACAGGGTCGACGGCACGGACGCCTCGACGCCATCCCAGACCAGCACGCCGACCGACAACGGGGCGGTCGACTGTCGCACGATGAACACGACCTCGCCGTCCTCGTCGACCAGGTGCGCGAGGTTGAGCAGGTCGAAGAATGCAGACGACCCCGACGACGAGTCGCAGGACAGGGTGTAGCCGTCGCCGTCGTCGGTGATCGCGGTGAGGTCCGACCCTGCGGTGTCCGGGATCGCGGTGGCCTGCGACATCATCGCCGGCGTGATGGCCACCAGCGGATCCGTGGTGGTCGACTGCACCTGACCGTCGAGGGAGATCTCGCCGTAGCAGGTCCACGACAAGTCGATGACATCAGGCGAGCCCTCGGCGAAGCCGCCCGTGATGTGGCAGTTCTTGAACTCGAGGACGTGGTCCGTGCCCAGCCCGCTCGGGATCCGCAGCACGATGTCGAACGTGACGAGGTCCCCGGTCTGCTCTGTGGTCGAGCGTCGGGCGGCGTACGGCGCAGCACCGTACAAGAAGTCGAACACGGTGCCGTCGGTGGCATCGGTGAACGCCGCCATCATGGCCGACATGCTGCCCGTCGGGAACGCCTTCTCGCCCTTGCGCAGCGACTGCAGCTTGCCACGCCGCTGGTAGGCCTCCACCGCCCGTTGACCCGGCTGCAGGTTGTCGGCCGAGAAGTCCCCGCGATCGAGGTGCAGTACGTGCTGGAGGCGCGGCGTGGAGCCGTCGTACAGCGTGATCGACGCGCAGTCGTACTGCGTGCGGATGGTGTTCGTCATGCGGGCTCCCCGATGTGGTACCGGTGGTGGGTCGCGAGCTCGAGGGTGGTGATCTGGAACTCGGCGCCACCGTCCGCCAGCGCCGCCTGCCGCTGGACTCGGCGAGCGATCAGCGGCCCGATGCCGCTGCGGTCCATCCGGGCGAGCTGGTCCCACACGGCGCGCTCGGACGCGATGGCCGCGTCGATGTCCGACTGCACCGAGTCGACGCGCAGCCTCCACGCCCACCGCACCTGGATGCGGGTGTCGGACAGCGAGCCCGCCCCGCCCGTCGAGCTGCCGACCGTCGACATGCGCCGGCGCGGCTCGATGACCTCGGTCTCAGGCAGCGCGACCGCGAACTCGAGGTGCTGCACCGAGCCTGCCGCCCGAGGGAAGGCGTCGGGGTGATGGATGGTGTGCCGGCTGTCCGCCCCCAGGCCGAGCTGCACCGCGCTCACGATCCGACTTCGGATGGTCTCGGCGGTCTCCACGCTCATGCGCCCGACCCCAGCCACAGCGCCGCCGAACGTGCGCCTCGCTTGCCGGCCACGGCGTCGCCGTCAGGGGTCTGGTAGGTCAGCTTCACCCGAGCCCACGCCTCGCGGAACTGCTCCCGGTGTCGCATCGCGTGCTCGCCGAGCTGGTTGTGCATCGTGCTGATGCGGTCGTAGATGAGCGCGTGCGTGAGATGCAGCGCCGACGTGCGCAGCGCGTGGGCCGAGATGGACAGCCACGGCCGCCGGCCCGCCTCGATGAGGCGAGACTGGATCTGCACCCACGCCTCGTCGATGTACTCGTCGATGTCCAGCGACCCGGACAGCGACCGCGGGTCGGTCGGGTCGAGCTGTGGGCTCATCCGCAGCACGTCCGAGGGACCGATGGGACAGGCGAGGCCGTAGCGGCACACGATCGCCGGTCGCTCTGTGGTGACCACCGCGCCGTCCGTCATCGTCACCGACCACTGCTCGACGTAGCCCTCACCGGGGTCGAGCGCGCTGGTGGCGACGGACGGACTGACCACGTCTGTGCCGCTGGTCGTGACCGCCCCGCTGGCCTTTTCGGTGCCGGCCTCGTCGAGCAGGCGGTACGTGCCCGACACCGGAGCCTCGGCCGCCCCGGCGGGGTCGAGGACCTCGGCGTACGCCTGGTCTCCTGCCGTCGCAACGACGAGCAGCGACGGCAGCGGTGAGCGGAACCGGTACCGCGGGGTCGGTCGCGCCATCAGCCGGCCTTGATGCCGAACACCCGCAGCGTGAGCGTGCCGCCGGTCGGGTCATCGTCCGACCCTCCGTCCAGCGCGAGGGTGAGGTCGGGCATCGACTGCCCGGCCCAGATCTGCGCCACGTCGCCCTCCGTCGACAGGTCGATGGTCCCGAGCGTCCCGAACGACGAGCGGATCCCGAGCTCGGTGGAGTCGGCGCCCTCGACCTCGGCCTCGGCCTTGATCCCGAGGACCAGGCCGATGGTCGACGCGATGGCCGCAGCGGTCAGCGTGGCGAGCCAGACGCCGGCGTCCCCGTCAGACCCCTCCGCCCACGACAAGGTCGACAGGTCGACCTCGATCGTTTCCTCGACGAACTGGTAGCCCTCGACGCGCAGCTCGCCAGCGGTGATCTCGAACGGTCCGCGATGCTTGTTCTTGCCCATCTCAGGTCTCCTTCACGGGCGTCGGCCCGCTGCTCTTGGTGCTGCGGCGCTTCGGCTTCGGCTTCGCCTCGACCTCCTGCACCTGGTCGACGTCCTCATCAGGCGACACGGGCTCCGCCGCGGCGGCCGTGCGCTCGCCCCCGAACCGCTTGACGGCGGCGTCGACGGCATCGACGCACCGCGCGAACTTGTCGGCCTTGGCCGCCTCCGCCTGTGAGTGCCGTCCGCGGTCCTTGGCCTTGACGGCCAGCTCCTGGAACCGCACGCGCAGGCGACGCAGCGACACCATCGCGGGCGGGTGGCCGTTCTTCGACATCCGGTCCGCGATCGACGCGGCCCACTCGGCGTAGCCGGGAACGTCGGTCTCGGTGCGGTTGTCGCCGTTGTACGCGGTCTCCCACGCGGTCATGTGGTGGCGGCCGCCCGGCACCTGCACCGCACGCAGGTACTCGCTGCTGTCCTCGATGGGATGCCACCCACGCCGGCGCCACGAGGAGATCGCGTCGTCGTTGTTGATGCCACCGCGCACGCGATCGACGCGATCGACGCCTGGCATCAGCGACAGCCGACCGAGCTGCGGGATGCAGTAGTGGGTGCCGTTCTCGTCTTCCATCACCGTCCACCGCGCGGGGTGGTAGGCCAGCAGGAACGGCGCGTTCGCCGGCAAGGCCGGGAACTCGGAGCGGGCGCGCTGAGCCACCGAGTCGGTGCGCGGGGTCAGCGTGGGGGCGGCGTGGGCGTCGGGCATGGTCAGGCCTCCGAGGCGTGCCCGACGACGGCCGGGCGGGTGTCGGCCCCGAGACCCGAAGGCCCCAGGGCGATGGATCAGGCGTCGGTGATGATCGCGACGCCCGCGTCGTCGTTGCCCTTGCTGACGCCGAGGTAGGCATGGGTGACCCACTCGGTGACACCGGCCTTGGCGTCGCGGTCGAGCTCGAACAGGCCGTGCGGGATTGCGATCTGCTTCGCGGGGTCGTCGACAAACGGCTGCCCGTCGCCCCACGCGATGCCGGTGCGGCCGAACATGCCGCCGGCGTAGTCGGCGCCCGCGTTGGCGGTGGGCACACGCGAGGTGACGAAGATGTCGATGCCCGCGAAGTTGCCGACGTAGCCGGAGCCCATCACGTTGATCATCTCCTGCGACGCGGGCGACCACTGCACCGCACCGCCGCTGACGGTCGCGAGCTCGAGGCGGATGTCGGCGAACTGCTGCGGGTGCAGCTTGCACAGGTACGGACCCGGCACGTTGCGGATCTCGAGCGCGGTCTTCGCAGCGAGCAGGGTCTCGATGTCGAGGTTCGTGCCGGACAAGCCCACGGTGTCGGTGAACGTGCCCACCACGTTGGCCACGAGGTCGGTGAGCTTGGTGATGTTCGACACGAACGCATCCTGCGCCCACCGCTGAGGACTCAGGCTGCCGTCGGCGTTGACGAGGCGCGCGAGGTCGGTCGGGCGGTAGCGCTTGCTGTACCGCGCGATCGTCACCTCGATCTTCTCGTCGGTGATGACCGTGGCGGCCACGTCGGCGCCGTCGTTGGTCGCGGCGAGCTCGTCGTACCCGTCCACGCCGAGCAGCGGCAGCCGCATGGTGGTCGAGCCGAGCCCGTTGGCGCGCGGCATCTGGAGCAGCGCGGGGTGGTTCGGGAGGGCGTTGCGGTCGGCGAGCAGCATCTCGTAGGTGCCCGTCAGGGTCTCCCGCTGGGTGCTGTCCGCCAGGGCGGCGAAGGTGGTCTCGTTGGCCATGGGGATGCTCCGATGAGGTGGTGGTCCTCACCGCCAGACCAGAGCAGCCCGTGTCGCCGGCCGAACGCGAGAATGCTGACGGTGTTGCCACACACCCCGCGCCGGATTTCCGCCGGTCTACGCTTGTGGCTCCGGCTGCTGGCCGGTCAGCTTGCGGAACGTGGTCCAGTCGCCCGTGCGTGCTCCCTTCTCCCGAGCGGCCCGGATCGCCTCGGCCGACACTTCGCCCTGGGTCGTCGACGGCGGAGACCCGGAGGCGCCGCTCGCCGGGTCGGGCGGCGGGCTCGGAGATCCCTGCGGCGGGGCGGGCGCTGGTGCGGGCGACGCGTCGAAGTAGGGCCGCATCGGCCGCGGGGCGGCGGTGGGATCCTCACGCATCGAACGCACCCACGCCTGCAGGCCGCCTTCGGGCCGCTCGGCTTCCGGCACGTCCTGGAACAGCGTGCGCGCCACCTTCCGGCCGCTGCCGTCGACGCCGAGCTCGGCGAGCACCAGATCGTCTGCCGCCTGCTGCTTGTACGCGTCGAACGCCTGCTGAACCTTCTCAGCCTGTGCGGCCCTGGCCTCCAGTTCGGCCACCTGGGCCTGCAGCTGATCGCGCTCGGCCTTGAACTGCGTGCGCTCGCCGTTGACCTCCTGGAACCGCTCGTAGGGCACGGGCTTCGGCCCACCCGGTGCGGGATCGGAAGCGTCGCTCGGCGCGGGGTCGGGCGACGGACCGCCCCCGCTCGGGTCTCCGGCCGCCGCCATGAGCAGCATCGGCATCATCGTCAGGTGTCGCATCGTGCCTCCTCGCCCTGTGTCGCCGGGCGTCGCGTGTGGAGTCAGATCCCGGACGTGCGCTCGGCGTCGATCTGGCGCAGCGCAGCTCGCGCGTCGGCTTCGGTGACGCCGTGCATCTCGCGGTAGGCCTGCACGCGGGTCATCAGGCCCTCGGCGAGCAGCTCCCGCACGTGCTGTCGATGCTCGCGCACCTCCGCAGGCGACGGCGGCAGCGAGCGGTACTCGACGACCCACCCGGTTTCAGGCAGCGTCCCCGGGGTCGCTGCGGTGTACATGGCGGCGACCATGCGCATCAGCGACCGGTCTCCCTCGAGTGCGGCCGGCTCGAACTTGCGCGCCGCGGCCTTCTTGCCCTCGGACGTCAGCGACAGCGCGTACCCAGACCGAGGGTCGCCAGAGATCCGGGCGAAGTCCGACGGGCTGAGCCCAGCCCACTGGGCGAGGTCTCGCGCCCACGCCTGGATGGCGTCGTACAGCGATGACGGGTCAACGGGACTCTCCCACTGGCCGATCTGCGCTCCGCCCTGCACTTCCTCGGATGTCTCGAACATGACGATCGTGGACGGGTCCGCCACGACAGTGGATCGCCCCTCGACGTCGTCCGTCGGGATGCGGACGCCCACCGCCCACCGCTGCGCCCAGCTCGCGTCGCGAACGGACTTCGCGAAATGCGACCGAAGCACGGCGATGCTCAGGGTGCCGTCGACCAGCTCGAGGCCCTCGTAGGGATCCCACAGGCTGTCGCCGAGCTCCGCATGGTACAGCACGTAGGGAATGTACGCGCTGCCATCGGCGTACCGCCACGGGTAGCGGTCGCCGTCGAACAGGCGGCCATGCACCTGCTGCGTGACATCACGTCCATCGTCGTCGAGCACGCGGTAGCGCGGCGCATCGCCGCGCAGGTCGTACACGTCCCACGTCCACACCGACCGGTCTCCGATGGTGCGGTGCCGCAGTTCCTTGAGCATCGCCGGCTGGTCGGGCCGATCCGGGCGGCCCTCCCCGACGACGTGGTCAGGGTTCACCGGGCGAATGCGCAGCTCCCCCTTGTCGGACACGTACGGCTGCAGCAGCATCTCGCGCAGGCCCACGATCTTGCGCTGCACGCTCTGCATCCGCGGCGACCACCCGGCGCTCTGCAGCAGTCCGTTCATCGTCTCCGTGGCCCGCTCGTCGTCGGGGTGCTGGATCTTGGGCTCGACGTTGTACAGGACCGCCAGCTCGCGGCAGATCGAGGCGAACGGATTGCTCGACAGCTCCGGGTCTCGGATCGCATCCTCGCGCACCGCGCCGAGCTGCCTCTTGATCCGCTGCCGCGCATCGCTCGACCACGCGCCGCACAGCATGCGGCGCCGAAGCTTCGTGTGCTCCCATCGCTTGATGTCCGCCGGGTCGTCGGGACTCGGCGTCGAGATGGCGGTCGGATCTGGCATCGCGTCCACGTGACGGGTCGCGCTCGCCGAGGCGCCGGGTTTCCGCCGCGGGTCAGCCGTTGTGCACCCGCTGCACGACGCGGCGGTTCAGGCCCCACACCCACCGGAACAGGCCGTACCGCGTGGCGTCGATCCGGTGCTTGTACTCGCTGTCCTTGTCGCCCTCGTACCGGTCGAAGCACTCGATGAGGTGCTCGCACCCTCGGTAGACCTGGAACCGACCGCGCACCATCTGGCTGTGGATCCACCGCTCGCCCGCTGCGATGGACCCGCGCAGGTTGCCCTTCCCCCGCTTGGCTGTGCGGATCCGCGGCTTGAGGCCGCGCCACCCTCCCGACTTGTGCATGAGCTTGGCGAGCTCGTTGCCCAGATCTCGGTTCCCCTTCGTCGCCACTCCAGCGCGCGCCGGAATGTCCCCGTACGCGAACGCCAGATCCTGCCACCGGAGGCCGTGGCCGTCATGCTGCCAGCGGCCGAGCATCGCCAAGATCTCCTTGGCGTCGTGCTCCGATGTGGTGGGTCGGCCGAGCAGCGGGGTCTCGTCGAGCACCACCACATACGGGTGGTCGTGGGGGTCGCTGTCGTCCACCGCGATCAGCACGGCCGCCTGGTTGTCGATGCCGGTGCCGTGGTCGATGCCGACGACGTACTTGTAGTCGCGGTTCGGGATGGTGCGGGCGACGTGCGTGTTCTCGGCGTTCGGGTCGCTGACGAACGCCTTGAACGCCCGACCCTCGATCCGCGTCTCCCACTCGCCGTGGATGAGGATGGGAACCTCGTAGTCCATCGTCTCCGCGACCTTCTCCGCGATCCAGTCCGCATCACAGAGATCGCCACCCGGGAGCCGCATCGGCCGCGTCGAGCCCACCGGGATGAGGTTCTCCGGCACCATCCGGTAGTGGTGGTCCTCGATCTGCCCCTGCTCGACCGCCTCGCGGATCCAGTCGACCGGGGCATTGATCGGCGTCATCGTGATGAGCACCGTGCCGCGCTTCGCCTGCGTCCGCTTGACGAGCTCCGAGTACACGCGCTGCGGCGGCGGCTCATCGCACAGCACCAGGTCCAGCGTCGCCCCCGCGAGCTGCAGCGGACCCTGCCTCGTCGTCTTGATGCGAATGATCGACCCGTTCTGAAACACCACCGACGGCTGGTTCCCGCCGAATCCGTTGCGCGGGTCCCACATGGTGCCCGGCTTGAGATCGCCCTTCGGCAGCAGCCTCCACAGCTTCTCCTGGATGCTCAGCGACTGCGACCAGCTGGCGCACAGCACCCACGCCTCGACGGGCGGCGGGCGGGTCGACTTGCCCAGCGGGTGGCGACCGGTGCACCAGCCAATCACCTCCGCCAGCCCGGCCGTGGTCTTGCCGAGCTGGTTGCCGGTCCTGAGCAGCCGGTGCCGGGCGTCGCTGGCGAGGAACGCGTGCTGCGACGGAAGCCACCGCATGGAGTGTAGCGGGTCACGCTCAATGCGCCGCGACAGGGCGTCGCTCGCCCTGGCCAGCCGTCGCAGCGCCGGGAGGCCGCTCGTCACGCCTCGGCGACCTCGTGGACGGGAGCCGGCTCCGACAGGTCCATTCCGAGCCGGCCGGCTACACGGTGGCCCAGGCGCTCGAGGTAGAGGTCTGGCAGCTTGTCGACGGCCGCCTCGATGATGTCGAACAGGGCGTCGGGGTCCATCCGGTCGAGGTCGTTCTCTGCGGCCAGCTCTCGATCTCGCTGCTCCTTCGCGGCAAGGAGCTCGGCCAGGTGCGCGTTGAGGCGGGCCGCCGCCTGCCAGCTCTGGGACCGCTCGGCCTGCAGGATCTGGTGCCGCACGCGGTCGATCGGGTCGTCGTACTTGGACGCGATGCGGGCCTCACGCAGCGCGGACAGCTTCTCCCTCAGCGCAGACACCTTCGCCTGCGCCTGGACCGCCGCAGACCAGCTCGACTCGGCGCGCGCTCCGTCGCGGATCTGCTCGGCGTGGTCGAGGTCCTCGCGCAGCTGCTTCTCGAGCTGCGACACGGGCGGTGCGCGTCGCGATCGCTTCCGTGGCATCGTGCTACCCCTTGAAAACTCGTAAAAATGCAGGTTCTACCGCGAGAAGGTCGGGTCTCCCCAGATCGGAAGAGCACAT